AATAATACAAGACCTGTAAATGTATTTATGTATTTCTTCGCACGAGCGTCAATCTAAATTTAAAAAAAATATATATATATATAAATAATGAGTAATAATGAAAATATCCAATTGGTTCAAAGAACTAACAATCCACATAACGGATTTATTAAACTAACTGGTATGGGAGCGAGTGTCTATGCTGATAGTATGCCTCCACCAACAGAAGACCCTGATGGAAGGGCAGGATGGTTATACCAAAAAACTACTGGTGCTGAAAAATTTAATTATTATATGTATTCGCAAGGGAGTCAAGCAATTACATTAGCACAATTTAGAAGTATTTTTTTTACTGGGGCAGTTGATAATTATGTAAGCGGAGCGTCAGTTCCCTTTGCTGTTATATATACCAAACCAACAGGGGTCGGCGACGCTGGTGCTTGGTATCATAGTAAAATTTCATATTCAATCCATAATACAGCAGATATTCAATTAGGAGAATTATGTTATTTTTATGGTGGAGCGAAACCAACTCATATCACTTCATCATATAGACATATATTATTAAATAGTAGAATAGTAGAAGGCGATGGATTACCAGCAGAAGAAATATTATATATGAGTGTTCATAGCGATAGTGGTGCAGCAGATACTACACGAATTCTTATTGCTGATATGGGATTTGAAACTCATTTAGGAAAAATTAAGAGAAATATGAAATTGACTACATGATTATCGCTTTAAGTCCCTAATTGGGATTCTTATTTGCTTAAATTCATATTTAGACCATTTTGGAATAGTTCGTCCATTCATAATTTTATACATTGAACTTCTTGGAATATTAATATATTCAAAGAGTTTTCCGTGATTTTGAAACATTTTATATTCGTTGGTTTCTAAATTGCGAACCTCAAATTTATAAAAAACAGTTTTTTGAACAGGAGTGAATTTCATTTTGATTTAATAATAATCAAATTAAATTCTTAAATCAATTTTTTTAATGTCTATTAAATTTCATTATTTTTATTAATAACTCTAAATCTATCGTCGTCTTCACTATCATAATCATCATCACTATCACTATCACTATCTATATTAATAACTTCTTCATCTATAACACCATAATGTTGTTCTAGTTTTTCAATTACTTCTTCTACATTAATTTCATAACCACGATATTGTTTTTGATTTTTGAAAATCTTTTTTTCTCTACCACCTAAATTTAATATTACACTTTTAATATTTTTGAAATTAATAATAATATTATATCCGTCAGTATATTCTTTATAACATTCTAAAATCTTTTTACTTGAAAAATATGTTTTACCTTTTACTTCATATCTTCCAAACCAATCTTTATTCTTTAATAGTTCATAGAAAAATTCATAGAATGGATTTTTACACATTTCTTTCATATTTCTATATGCTTCTGTTTCTACACGATTTTGGTGTGGAGTATATCCTTGAATATCCTTTCTTTTTAAATATGTGTAGATATGATTATTAACTTCTTCATTTGTATAGTGTTTTACTAATTTGGAATAATATCCTTTTGATTGTGGATTACCAGTTTTAATAACCATATATCTTCTATCATCTTGTGGAATTTGTATAGGTGTTAGATTATTACTAAATAGGAAACATCGTAAATAATTAGGAGTTTCAAATACATCAGTTCTCATTTTTCTAATATTTAATTTTTCAGCAGTGATTAAATCTTTGAAACTTTCTTTATGTTTAAATCCATTAGAACCACTAATTTCATTTATTTGTAGAACTAATTTATTTTCAATACAACCATTGAAAGTCCCAAATATATTTTCACATTTTTCTTCTTTTTTTACAAGACTTTGACCTATCATATTTCCTAATTGAGAAGTAGCAATATCTTTACCAGTCCCTTGAATACCTTGAAATAATAATGCTACTTGTGGGAGTTCTTCTGGTTTTTGAATCATATGAGATAAATATTTTAATACATAATCTAATACTTCTTCTTCACCATTACATAATAAATTCCAGTGGTCTATGAAAGGATTTACTAATTCCATATCCACTTTATCAACTTCTTCACTTTTGAATCCTGAAAAAGAATTATAATAATCTTTATCATTGGTAATTTTAGGACACCATTTGATTCCTCTATATTTTCTTCTCTTTCGGTCTTTTAACCAAAGAGGTAAGAATGGTTTATCTTCTAAATTGAATGGTGCTACAATATCGGCAAAATCTTTTTTACCATATCGTCTAATGGAAATATCAGCACCATTTTTATCTTCAACAATAAATTCACTAGGATATTCTACATAGAAATGATTTTCTTCAAATTCTTCTTTTACCATTTCATAGTCAGTTGAATTATCAATATTTTCTGGAATAACAATATTCATGAAAGATTTGTTAGTAAATTCAATTCCATATTTTTCACCAATTTCATTTAGTCTTGATAATGTTTTATTTAGATTACAACTTTTAGAAGTGATAAATCCATCAAAGATAGGCGATTTAATAATGTCCTTAAATTCAGCAATACATTCTTGAAGCAACTCATTTTCAAAACCAAATATGATATAAGATAATTTACTGCCATTAGTATCTTTCGCATTTGTTAAATTAACAAAAGAGAATAAATGTTTATTATCAATAATTAATTGTTGAAAATTATGAATTTGTAAAATGAGTTCATTTACATCATCGTCATTGTATTTTTTAATATATGACTTTGGATTAGAAGAAAATAGAATAGTGATATATGAAAGTTTATTATTACCATTTTTAAAATACTTTTCTCTTTGGTTGGAGTAGTCAATAAGAGTTCCAAATTCTAATAATTTACTAGGGAAGTATGTATTTAAAATATATCTACAAAATCCAAAGGAAGCATTCTTCATATCAAAATCATAATTTGTTTTCCCAAATATAAAACTTTTAATTTCATTACTAAAAGTTTGAATAGTGGTATTCACGCCAAACATTCTTTTACAATTACTTATTGAATATTTATCTTTTACATTCCAATTATTATTTTTAGCATTGTCCATCCATCTTTTCATTTTTCTATAATACGGTTCATCAATCTTGAATATTTTTTTAGCAAATGGAATTGGTAAATCAAGAAATATTTGTATATTTTCTTTTTCTATATCATTTAGTTGAAAGTTATAGTTCTGTGAAATGGACATTTTATATTATATATCCATATTTATTTCTTAAATCAATTTTTTTAACTGCTATACAGAATTTATTTTGTTTATCACTTAAATGAAAAAAGTTAGTTTAATATTAATAAAATTTTGAAAGTATAAATAATTAGTTTTCTTCTTCTTCTTTTTTAAATTTTTCGTATTCATCATAGAGTTTTATGAATGTTGGGTTGTGTTGATTTTCTTCAAGAAGTTTGATAAACAACATTGCCTTATCTTCTTCAAGAGTGTGTTCTTCTACTGCTTTCATATTTTCCAAAACCCATTCTTTTAGGTCTTCTGGTAATTCTTTTTGTTCTTCTTCTTCTTCGTCACAACAACAATTATCACATATATAATCTTCTTCTTCTTCTTCTTCTTCTTCCCTAATCCAGTCCAACATTTTTAAAGCAAATGGAGAACTTGTGCTATATATTCTATGTATTTCAACTTCTTGCCATTGGATTCCTTCGTTCCAATCAAATTTCAATTTGATATTTACTTCATTTTTTCCAATCAATATATCACTATCAATAATATATTCAGCAGTTCCATAAATAAAATCGTCTTCGCAGTAATCCTTAAAATATTTAAATTTAACTTCGTCAAGCAAATTCATTTCTTTTGCTTCTTCAATTGTGAGAGCAATATCGTAGGTATCGTTGGACATTTTACTTTTTGTTTTTATAATTATATAAATGAAAAAACGGAAAATCAATTTTTTTTTCATATACACTTTTTTTTTATTCTACATACATTAACTATACCCAAATATTTTTATCAATAACTTTATAACATACATATATAGAATAAAAAGAAGTATTATTTTTAGTTTCTTGTAATTCTCCATTATCGTATTTATCATAATGTAATTTGGTGGAAGGGTAAATAAAATAAATATCTTTATCTTTAAAAATTTCTTTAAAATATTTACTAAATAAATTCATACTATTCATAATAATAATAAATGGTTTATCTAATTCTACTAATTTGATTAGAATTTTTTTTTTAATTCCATTAGAGAAAGGGATATTAGAAACTAATATATCTGCTTCTTCTTCTTCTTTATTATATTTTAAAAAATCAATTGTTTTATTTCCAATAACATTATAACCTAATTCTTGAAAATATTTTTTTGATTGTTCGTTAGAGTTCAATAAACAAAATTCATATAAAATTAAATCTTTATTTATGAATGGTGTGATTAGTTCCCAACTCTTTTTTCTTGTGTAAAAATCGTCGTGGATATTCCATTTTTTACAATCTTTTAGATTTGCCATTTTATAATTATAAATGAAAAAACGGAAAATCAATTTTTTTTTCATATACACTTTTTTTTTATTCTACATACATTAACTATACTTAATTCATATTCATATAACACATTCCGTTATCATTATCATTTTTAATAATTTTTAGTTTCAAAAGAATATATACATTCATATACCACATACTCGCAAGATATTCTTCACTCTGTCCCATATCTTTTGCCCATTCTTCAAGTTTTTTTTTATTACTTCTTTTTTTATTTTTGTATTTATTTTCAATATCAACAAGTCCTTGTTCCATAGCATCAAGTTGTTCTTTAATAATAGCACCAGTTGTTTGGAGTGTTTCTCCGTTTTCCAAAAATGACCTCAAACAATCCATTCCGTGTTCTTCAAAAGGCACATATTTATCAATTATAATAGGACACGCCGTGCCTTTATAAAAAGAAAGTCCGTTTGGATTGTTAATTTGTGCGAGTTGTCCAAAAAATTCCATATTGTTTGTTGTTGTTGTTTGTTTGTTTGTAGTGTATTATTTCTTTTTTGCCTCTAAATACACTACTTTTAAATACAAAAATCAATTTTTTTTTTTATACCCAATCTAACTAGAATTTTTTACATTCTACATACATAAGCATGTATATATAATAATTATTTTTAAAAAATAAAAACTAGACACTTGGCAGAAGATTTAGAAGTTAATTGAAAATTATTTTTTTTTTTTTAATTTTTTAAAAATAAAACTAAAAAATATTCTACTCAATCACTATTTTAAATTTGCTGTCTAGTTTTTTTTATTTTCTTTTCAATTCAAATGAATATTCAATTCCTTCGTCAATACCTGGAAAATTAAATTGTTCCATAATATCTTCTGCCGTATCAGTTGCGGTAATTCTTTTCATATAATAACAATCAATAGGCGTGTCTCCGTATTTTTTACAAGTTCCTAAATATTGACCATTTGTTTTGAAATGAACTTGCGACCTAACGCCTCGTTTATTTGTATAAACTCCAATAGTGGTAGTTCCTTTAAAAAGTCCATAAAATTGACCACTTTTAATAATGTAGTCAGCAATAAATTTTTTTATTCTTCTTCCATTAGTCAAAGTTCTTGATATTTCAATAATAGTTTCAATAGCAGATTTCATAAGATTAATTTTATCTTCTTCTGCCCAAGAAAGTTGCCTATTTCGTTTGGACAATCCTTTGATAAGTCCCATTTCTTTTCCAGTGTGTTGAGCAGACATTTTGTATAGTTTGTTTGTTTGTAGTGTATTGTTTTGTTTTGTAGTGTATTGTTTTGTAGTGGTGTATTGTTTTTTTTTTGCCTCTAAATACACTACTTTTAAATATAAAAATCAATTTTTTTTTTATGCCCAATCTAACTAGAATTATATACATTCTTATGTATGTAATGTATGTAATGTATGTATATCGTGAATATTAAATCATAGGTAATCTACTGAAACTACGCCCAACTCCCATTATATATATTTTATGAAATAATAAAT